TCAATATTGCCAGCAATTCTATATTTATGCAGGCACTTCGCTTTGATGAAGTTAGATTTACACCAGATATGCAAGAAATGATAGAATACAATAAAAAACATATAAGCATTGTATTACCCAATCTTAGTGATAGTGATACTAATAATAGTTCTTCTTTGGCCATGAAGTATGGTTGTCAATTAGTAGCTATGAGTGCCCAAAACTATGACGCCAACTTGGAATTCTACGACAAATTCTTCAATAATGCTGGCTCTGCGTTTGTGTTAAAACCTGCTAATCTTAGGTTTATCCCCGTAACAATTAATATGCCTCCACCACCACCACCACAATACTCATATAAGCCACGTGGTGTTGCTACTGATTACTACTCATTCAAAGTGTAAATAAACATTATTCAAACCAATTCTATTTTAAACACTTTACACTCTTACATTTTATCGTTTATTTATATACATGGAAGAGTGTAAAAAGCACCTAACATTTCAGGAAAAGGAATTAGCCATTTTAAGAGAATCAATTGATGAAGCAGATGAACGAAAGAATAAAGCTTTAGTCAATACACCTGAAATTAAACAAATGGTTTCAATCGTAGAAAAATTCCTAAAAAAGAAGAAGCTAATTTGCTATGGTGGAACTGCCATTAACAATATTCTTCCAATCGCAGACCAGTTTTATGATCGCAATCTTCAAATTCCGGATTATGACTTTTTCTCAAAAAAAGCTGTCCAGGATGCTAAAGAATTGGCCGATATCTACTATAAAGAAGGTTTCACAAATGTGGAGGCCAAAGCCGGGGTTCACTTTGGAACGTATAAGGTATTTGTGAATTTCGTGCCCATTGCCGATATCACGTTTTTATCCCCCAAGCTCTTTGACAAGCTTCAAAAGGATGCGATAAGAGTCAATGGAATTTTATATGCACCTCCTAACTATTTACGTATGTCTATGTATTTAGAGCTTTCCCGCCCTGCTGGCGACGTATCTCGCTGGGAAAAGGTTCTAAAACGTCTAATATTGTTAAACAAAAACTACCCTTTATCAGCTTCATCATGTAGTCCAAAAATGTTTCAACGAGAAGTTGAAACCAAGCATAAGGATAAAGCTGTAAACCTCTACCATATTGTCCAACAAGCTCTCATCGACCAGAATGTTGTCTTTTTTGGAGGTTATGCCAGCTATCTTTTTAGTAAACACATGCCTAAAAAAGTTCGTAATTCTTTTACCAAACAACCTGACTTTGATGTATTAAGCGAATCAGCAGAACAAACAGCTACTATTGTCAAGGAAAGGCTAGAATATGATGGGTTTAACAAAGTCCGCATTGTCAAACATAATGCTATAGGCGAGGTGATTCCACTACACTATGAAATTAAAGTAGGCGAAGAATCTGTCGCTTTTATATATGAGCCAATTGCGTGTCATAGCTATAATACAATTGAAGCATATGGTAAGAGTATAAGAGTAGCTTCCATTGACACGATTCTAAGCTTATACCTTGCTTTCCTTTATGCTGATAGAGAGTATTTTGATGAAGAAAGGATTCTATGTATGGCTGCCTATCTGTTTGACGTTCAAAGGAAAAATAGACTGGCACAGAAAGGTGTTCTTAAGCGTTTCCCTATCAATTGCTATGGGGAGCAACATACTATTGACTCAATAAGACAGGAAAAAGCTGATATGTATGATAAGTTAAAAAATAAACGCAATAGTCCTGAATATGAGGCATGGTTTTTAGCTTATAAGCCGGGTAAAGTAACTCAAGACTCTAAGTCAAAAACAAGCAAACACAATTCACGCGCAAAGCACAATTCTACCCGAAAACGTAAATCTATAAAACGTCGCAATATCTGAAATAAATTTAGAAAACATACGATTTTTATCCAAAATAATTATAGCAAGATAATTCAATGATCAGACAATTTTTGGTCATTCAATTTTTATTAGGCTTATGTTTAGCTGATTGTGACTGGACGCCTGAGACACCCAATCTTAAGTCATCATTTGTAACTCCTCTTCAGAATAGTGATATTGTATGCCATGAACACATTATGGTTCTATTTAACAATCAAATTGGATTTCCATTTGCTTCTTACGCTATCCATACTCAAGAACAGATGACAAACTTACAAGGAGGACGTAAGGATTTTATGCCCGATCCTGTGATTCCATTAAGCAATCAGCACTTACCAAATGACACTATTTTCCATCTTCCCTATAGCCGAGGGCATTTAACACCAAGTTTCATTATGACGTATGATAAGACACCTAATGGAGCCTGGGAAGAAACCTACTATATGAGTAATATATTGCCACAAACAGCTTATCTAAATGAAGGACCATGGGAAAAGTTAGAAATGAACATAGTTGATACTCTACAACAACAACCAGAAGGAACTGTTTGGGAAATATATACAGGTGGCATATGGAATGGTCAATCAGAACTTGAAACCTACCCTACAGAAGTGAAAACTGATTATCTTTTCTTCAAAGCATTTTGTAACAGGAAAATATGCTCTTCTGGTTTGATAACAGCATACAATCATGAGGGCACACTACGCTGGGATGTTGTTCCTGTTGCCAAAATCCTTCCGGGTTTGTTTGACCAATGTTGTCCTTGGAACAAAGCATTAAATGAATGGAAAGCATTGCTACAGAATGTAACTAATGTATCATCCCCATTCATATCATAAAAATATATCAATTTAAGACTCTATGACCATAATCACGCCATAATTCTTTTATTAAATGAGAAGCCCGAATTATTGGGGTTGAATCCTTAACTTCTGTTGGAAGTCTATTAATAATTTCAATAATGATTCGGAATAAATAAGATATTATATACCAGACAATACGTGTTGTTGCACTCATAATATAATCACGTGTTCCCCATTCTTCGACAAACGATACTAAATCATTTCTTTCATGATGTTTTAGTAGATTATGTATTTTTTGTATGCCTTCTACTGCTCTTGTTGCCACATTTACTTCTGCCTTTACAGACAGAGCCTCCTTAAGAAGACGAAAAGATGTTAGTTTGACATACAACGTCCGATAAGAATGATTACTTCGCTTCTCTTTGTCAAACGGAAACAAATATGGCGTTCCACCATCAATACATAAGTCATTAGTTGTTGTATTACCGTCTATAAAATAGGGCAAATAGGAAGATTTTTTAAGGCATTCAGCTAATTCTTTTTTACTTGTAAATTCAGATTGAATACACCGGCTTTGGTCTGTCAAATTCACATATGTTATAAATAAACGATGCTTTAAAGCAACTAGCATTTCATCACTTACGTTTGACACTGCCTTATCTATTAATCCTTCTAAGTTAGAGAAATTTCCTGACTCTAATAAGCTATTACTCAATTGCGCATAAAAATCTTCTAATGATTCAAGTTGAGATGTTAAATAAAGCATAGCAATAAGAGCACCACAGCTAACACCAGATATCTTTTCAACTGAAAGCATCTTACGCTTTTCAAGCTCTTTAATATAACATAATACTCCAGCTTCATAAGCTCCATTTAATGCGCCACCTTCTAAAACAATATCTAACTTTTTGGGAATATCCGATACATCCAATCCTTCTATAAAAGCATTGACAAATGGTTCAAGATATTTCATAGACTAACAGTATATGAGATATTAGATAACATAGCTTAAACTTGACTAAAATGGATAAGTGTCTTATTCAAAATAAAATAACTTGTTCCAAATAATCCCGCAATATAGAGATATCCTCCTAAAGTAGGATTACCATCTGTCTTCAACAACATAGGAAAGCTTTTGAAAAGAAGTGCGCGAACACTAGGTATCATAAACACAAAAAACAAAATTGCTATTAAAATAGGAGTCTGAACCTCATCATATAATGAATCCAATGTATCTTCTCTTTGTTTATTCATATTGCTATGTGCTATTATTTCGTCAGTAGTCTGCGTATTTCCAATATAGTCAACGTGTTCAGCTGGCTGTGGGACATAATTAGCACGAGCAGCCTGGTCCATATTGACCTGACTTTGGTTCATTGGAATATCTCGTGAAGGCAAACTTGTCAAACCTGTCTGACTTGCTTGTTGTAAACCCTGAACAAACTGCGATGTCTCTTCTTTACTCATAACGGGTGGTGCAGGTGCAGTCCGCAGAGCATCTAATTGCTTCCGTTCGTCTTCTAATCTCTGTAAATCTTGTACATTAACTTTTGTATTAGTCTCAGATACCTCAAGCTGAACTGGTCCATTCACGCCATTCGGTGCCACTGGCAAATCATCCAGACTAGTTGTTCCATCCATTAAGTTGTATATACTCTATAGATTCACGTAGACAGAGTATATACGCATAATATTTTTATTGAATTACAATTTTCGCACTATTACACGCTTCTGATGATGCTTCATACTTATAACACTTGTTATTATATTCATAAATATCTTCTTTCAATGATGATACATCAGGAGGCACAAACACCATACACTTCTTATCTTTACATGACCTCCTCAATAATGTTGCCAAGCCTAGTCCAAGCATAAGGGAAATCACATACTTACCAAACTGAGATTGAACAAGTTCTAATAAATTCATTATACACTACTACAAGAGAAATCTATGCCTGAAATGGTATCTGTTTAATCATGGACTTATCTGTTGGACATGTTACTTCTGTTTGCTTAAATGTAAAACAGTTATCTGCTTTATCATGATATTGAAAAATTCCTTTATTATCAGGAGTAGGATACACATAAACCTTTGACCTCTGTGGAGGTGATAAATAAACAAAGAGTAATCCTATTGCCAATGAACCCAAAAACACAGGTAGAGATATAAATTTACCAAATAACATCTATATTGTAATACAATAATATTTACAACTTTAATTGAGAAGCTGATTTATTCTTAAAATAACATTTCAGGCAATGAAATTTCCATTTGCTCTAAAGTATATGGTTCTTGAATTAAGTGTAGTATATTTGAAACATTATCCTTTACTATAGTATTTACCTCATATTTCATTCTTCTAATTTCACTTGCTTTTGGTAAGATTTCTTCAGTTGCTAAACGAATTGAATCTCTTATATATCCTTCTTGACCAGTTTCTTTGAACCTAAGAACAAGATCCTTAAATTGCTGAATTTGCTCAAAGAGAATAATCCTATTTTGAGCAATGGTTTCCTGCTTTTCAATATTGTTTGTCAGACCAATAATATGCTCCTCTGTCTTAACAAATTCCCTTGTACTCAATTCTAAAACTTCCTTCAGTTTCATAAACCTTTCTGAAGCTTCTTCATCATCTATCATATTAAGAGCATGCTGAATCTTTGTTTTCATCAGATTTGTCTTGTTGTTTTCAATTTCAAACCTTAAAACATTAATCAAATTCGTCGCTTGCATAACTGGACTTCCTTTATCGATCTCTATGGATAAGTTACACCAAGGGTCTGCATTACATCTTGCCTTCAAAATAGTATTTGATATTTCGAATATAGACCCACCTGGTCTCTTACAGTTAACACACTTTCGCACTATTTGTTTAACCCTCTCTTTTTTATCAGAATCAGAGAGTCCACTTTTCATAATTTCAGCTAAACTATTAGCATATTGTTCATCATACATCTGCTTTAACTTATAGAAATTGTCTATTTCAGTTTCTTGTTCTTTAACACGTGACATTTCGTATATACACTTGATACAGATTTTTGCTATTCTATTATGAGCTCAACTTGTTTGACCTGGAAAAAGCGCTTTATCATAAATAGGTAATCCTGTTAATAAACCACTTTTTTGAGCAGCTTCTTCTATTTGCCTTGTTGCTATATTGTTTCCAAGCTTCTTCATAATATACATGTGACCTTCTTGTTTTCGCTGTTCTTCTTCTTCTTTTGATGGTTTTCCCTTATATCTATAGTAAAGGAACCAACCCATTATTATCAAGAGTAACAATGTAAGACCAGTGTTCCAAGCCAAGTTAGTGTATCTATCTTTCAGCCTTTTACAGTTATAAAGAGTGTAATCCATAAAAGAACGCACACCAGGAGCGACCAAATTTGCCCTTTCCATTTTTCTTATTCTTATTCAGACCAAGACAAAATCTTTAAGAAAATACGGCATATAAAGTTGACAGTAAAAAATAATACGTGTTACATATATACTATGGGTCCATTCCTATTCTTTGCCATCCTTACTCTAATATACACTGTTATCCGGTATAAAGTCACAAATACACAACAAGAAATAATTTGGGGATTAATTTACCTTGGACTTCTACTTGTTGGTATGTATATGGTTAACCTTGGAATTACTAAAAAAATGTGTGGGACAACACAGCCGGGTACTGCTCTTATGGTTACAGCCATCCCATGGTCAATGGTATTTGGAGTTATGATTCTTATGTTAATGGCATTTCCAGGCTGGCTTGCTCCTTTCTCCAATACTATTGGATATCTTATTGCCAAACTTGCTGGTCTTAGCACTATTACTGATAAAATATTTGCCTCTAAAGCTGTAAGTGCGGCTTCTTCAAACACAGGAAAAGCAGCTGCCGAAGCATTGGAACAGATATATAGTGACAAAGCTCTTCTAGTGAACCAAATAACACCTGCAAATTTTGAATCTTTTTGGAGTAAAATGTCAAATGCTAAGCTATTTAATACTGGGGCAGCACAATACAAAACTTCTCTCTATAATTTGATTAGGATTAAGAAACTTGTAGCCGAAATGGTATGGGCACTTCTCAGTGGGGGGTTGGCGTCGTCAATCGCAACAAGCTATATACAGAACACTGCTTGTGTACAGTCGGCGAAAGAGATGATTCAACGCCATAATCAATATGAGGATGAAAGTGCTAATGAGAATACAAAGAAACAGCGGGTTTATGATATTACCAACTAATGAAATGATTAACTAATGTCTCAAAATCAAATTTTCTATTTTGAAACATTATACAATATGTTATTATCACTTGTTTATCTCCGTGATACGCGTAAAAGTTGTAAGGCTATAACATATGAGAATATTGCCAAAAGGATTGCTAAGAGCCAAGAAGGCACAACAGTGCTTAGCTTACGTCCTATTCCAAACTGGCGAAGAGAACCATCTTTATTGTAAAGAAATCCTGGCTGAATACTATGAATTATTGTATACGACACAATAAAAATGGCGATAGCGATTAGAACCAAATTATTCATAATAAATGTCGGGTCCATATGTGTCCTATTTTCTACTTAGAAGATTTGTTGAGAACAACTTCGCGAGCAATATTCTTAATTATTTTTGATTGATCATCATTTTCCATATTTGTAGCTTGTTTTACGAGCGAAATATATTCTGCCGTTAACCTGTCTGTTCCACTATTATTATTTTTAAAAGCCTCCCAGTCTTTTACTTTCTCAATTTGCATTTTAGCGATAGTATCTATTGCCCCTCTAACCATCGGCTTATTCTTTGTGTCCTCTGCCCATATATCGTCATTCTTAACATACATGATTTCTTGAACTGCATCACTACAGTGAATAGGACGACTATATACATCTAATTGCTTTAAATTCCTAACGATAATGTCAGTAACTCCTTTTACAAAGCCAACATTTCTTGTTCGCTCTAAATCATCAATTTGAACTACAATTGATTTTACAAATTCTGATAAATTCACTGCGTCCTTACAATGCTCATTAAGAAATAGATTAATATTAAAATTTTGACTACAATTATTCATTACATTTGTTATGTTATTTGTAGTACCCATCTTTGGTAAAGATTCTTCAATGATTCTATGCTGTTCTTCATTGGCTCTTTTCAAATCTGCTATAGTTTGACTTTGAACCAGAAAAGCCTCCCGTAAATTTTTAGTTTCCTCTAATACTTCATTTAATAATGAATTATCTATTGCTTCGTCTTGCTTTGTATTCTTTTTCCTAGTCTGGTTTGACAAGGTTTCCGTATTAGAACTATTCTGATATTCTTCATTACTACAATTCTTCTTATGTCTCCATAAAGTTGTTCTACTTCCAAACAATTCACCACAAGCTTTACATTCTATCATACACGTCTTGTCTAAAGTAGGGTCTTTTATTGTCAAACGATGCTTGAATGATTTTACATGTTGAATATATTGCCTCTTTAAACTACAACTAAACATACAATCTTTACATATATATTCAAGTTTTGGTGGCATAATGGTGTCTAATATAGAAATATAAGATTCTGTTTTAAATCAAATCCTGCCAATTCAAAAGAAAGTCAAAAAAAGTGAAAAAATTCACTTTCTCGAAAAAAAATGAAAATTACATTTTGTTACGTTATATGATAACAAAAATAGTTACAGTTGAATAAGTTATGCTGTGGTCTCCAGTCAAAAAACCTATTTTAAGAGGTATTTTTGAAACATGTTTCATTTTTGCTCCATATTTTTTCTCACATATTGTTACCAGTTATGATGTTAAAAGTGTATAAAAATGTATAAAAATAACTTTTATGCTAACAAATTAGTGAGGCAAATTTGAAACATGTTTCATTTCTGCTTCATGGCAGTTTGACACCTAAATTTTTTATGCTAACAAAAATTTAGACCTATAAAAACTCAATCAAAGCATTATGCTCTCATTCTAAAAAAAAAAAATTTTTCACGATTTTCAAAACCCATTTGGAATATTTTGTCATTTTTTTCTTGAAAAGTTGATTTTCCAAATGGGTTTTCAAAAACTGTGAAATTTACATAATATTTTTCATTCTGAGAATGTTACCATTTATGATAAGAAAAAGTAAAAGTCATTTATTATTTTTTGAGAGCGTTCCAGTCTCGTCAGTTTTTGAAAAAATAATAAAAATGATTCTGAGTTTTAAAGCGTTTTTGCTTATAAAATATTAAAAAAAATTCTGTTAAAAATAGCCTGTATGCTGTAAATCATTAACATAGACCATGTGACAGCAGTGCCTTTTTTAAGGTTGAAAAGTTGGCAAAATATTTTTTTTGAAAACAAGTTTTTGTTTTTAATTTGGTTGGTTATTTGAAAAATGTTTAATGTAGATTAGTATTCGTAATTATCATTATCATAACCATCGTCATCATCTTCGCCAATTGCAGTCATATCATATGCACCTTCTTCATCGATATTAGCATATGGCACATCTTCAAGAATAATATCATTGTTTATTAACTCTTGTTCGCCTGTTTCCCGCTCTATATCATATGTTTCTGCTACATATTGCGTCAAACCCTTTTGTAGTCCTTTGCCCCATTCACCTAACTTGGCTCTTTTGAATAACATGGTCAGTTGGCGTTCTTCATCAGAAAGCTTTTCAGTTATACTTGCGAACTCATCTCTTTCTTTTCTTTTTATTTTCAAAACTTGCTCCATAACGGAATCGTAGGAGTAGTCAATGATATCTTTATCACTTATTAACATTTCAATAATAACACCAAGTAACAAAGCAATTTTTTCTTGTAGATTTCTGCGCTCTCCTGCTAACATTTGGGAAGCGATAGACTCACCTGCTTCCCTATCAGCTGTTGCGGCAGCCCAATTCTCCATTGTTTCTTCTCTATTTTGATTGGATTCAATGCTCATTGTTAATGCTCTCTCATTGGTAGAAGAATCAACAAACGTTTTTAGTGCTAAACTAATGTAATACTCAAATAACAAGTTTACAGTGTAACTATCTAATACAGAAGATGTCTCTTCTTGTTCTGGTTTTGGAGAAAGATATGTTGTTGACTCAGCTAAATCAATCAAAATGCGGGTTTCTTTCATGAAATATTCCATAGCAAAAGAAATAGATGGCTGGTCGTAAAATGCCTGGAATGAATCATAATGCTGTCTAAAAAACTTAGCTAGATCTCCTATGTGGTTTAAGCTAAAACCCCAATATTTGGCAGCAATTGGCTCAGATTTATTTACTTCATTTATAAGCATATTTGGCAAAACAGCACATAAAACACGTAGCATATTTTTACCTGCAACAACAGAACGAAAAGTCGCAGTATCTTTTTCAGAAACAAGAGGGGTTGCGGATGTTTCTTGAAGTTTGACAGGTGTTTTTAGAAATTCAGTTATCTTTTTAAATAAACTCTTACTTCCAATTGCTCCATTCTCTTTCAAGAACTGCTCAATATATGTTCTATTGTTTTGAGTATTGTCAAACAGGTCATTGCGTAGCTTACGTAATTCACTATTATCGATATTATTTGGGCTTTCCATTGAAAACACATCTAATATGTCAAATAAGCCCTTTGCAATGTTTTTGTCAATAATTGTGTTTTCATTCGTAGCCAAACTTTGGGTAAGATTGCGAAGTTTTTGAACGTTTGTTAAACTATCTGGATCCAATTCTAAATGGACAATATTCCTTTTATTAACAACTGACATCAAACTATCAAGAGCTTCTTTAGTATAAATACGACCAGCTCTCTGAAGTTTTTTAATGGCATCAGCAACAGGTTCTCCTACGCTTAGTTCCTCCGGCTTTGTTTTACAGACTGGTAATAGGTCCGGTTCAATAGGTAAGATTCTTGTAAAACGACAATAAACGATAAAGGCTTGTATAATAGTTTGTTCAGTGAAAGCCTTTCCAAGTGGGGGATAACGAATTCTTGTATCTTTTGGATCAAACAAAATAGGTGCCTTAGCAAATAATCCAGCTTCATCAAGCATTTGACTCATATAGTTAATAGACTTGTTAAGCCTTTCAATATCAGGTTGTCTTTCAACAAAATAATCATAACATCCAGTTGTTAATGTATCACAACAGGCATTTTGGGTTAAAAATGCGGCATTAGCCAATTTTAGAAGGGCTTTATCTCCATTTACTACTCGTGCTACAAGTTCTTGTATTTGAATGGAAAAGTCACGTATTCTTGTTTTAATTGTATCGATATCAGCAAACTGTTCTAAAGAGCCTTGTTTTAGATGCTTAGCAAATGTTTGCTTGAAGCTATCTGCTAATGGCTCTATTGAAGGAGGCTTGGGGCGAACAAGTGGTGGAAGGAAATTAACCCATTGGCGTACATCCAGCTCAGAAGGAATTTCTTCAATCGCTTGTTCTTTAATATATGCTTTCTTCTCATTAAACATTGCGATAATATCTGGATCATTCAGAATTTGTGTATCAATGATGGCAACCATTTGTTTTACTATCGCTGCTTCAGAAGCTGATGCAATTGCATTCCAAGGTTCAACCTTGGTTTTTTTAAGACTTTGAGCTAGGCAAGCTATGTAAGTTACAGCAGACTTGTCTTGGTCTCCATCTATTGGATAACCGTGTAAGGCAACACGGCAACCTGGGAAAGTTCGACTAATTACAATCGGTGGGGTAGAACTTTGGATAGCAACTAAATAGTAAGCAAAAGTGAGTAATAATAGCTTTGCATTAAATGCGTTTTTGTAGGAAGGTAATTTGAGTTTCTTTTCTTGCTTTGCTCCTCTGCGAGCAATCTCTTTCTCATAATCCTCCTTGGAAGGCATAGTTTGTTTCATTTTTAATAGAACAATCCGAATGATAAAGTCTTCATGAGCAGACATATCAACCCCCATTAAAGTCGATACTGAACGAATTACACGCGCCACTAACTCGGCTTCAGGACTTGAATACTTCTTTGGTTTATCTTGTTGTAGAAAAACAGTACTACCAAGTTGTAATTCCATGACTTCACGTGTCTTAATTTTGTAACCATCTTGTGTGTAACTTTCTTCAATGTCAAACTGCTTTGGCCTTATAACATAACCAGTGTATTTATCTACCCAATTTTCTCCATCATCAGACTCGGTTCCAATATCTTTACACAATTTCTCAAGAACGTAAATATATGAGTCTTGTTCATATACAAAAGCATAGGCAAGTGTATAGAGAAAAGATGGTAGCAAGCGAACTCCAGTTACATTACAATATAACCATGCTGAATCAATAGGATCATCGCTAACAAGGTTTTCATAAGTAAAGTGTGATTTGAATCTAATAATATCGTATTGGCGTTTGACAAAGTCTCCTTGTGAAAGAATAAGGTCTCGTAAGGTAGTATAAGGAGAATCAGGTGTTTGATAATCTTCTGAGGTTAGACCAAGATTATATCTTTGAAGAGAATACTTCTCAAAGCCATCCTTTTGTAACTTATCTAAAATTTTAAGAGATAAAACCGACTTTTCTAAGCGTTGATTAATATATGAACTTAGTTGTTGCCGTTTTCTGGGATATAGCTCTGCGAAGAACTTAATTGATTCTTTTAAAGTATTTACTTCTTGTTGAGCGGTTTTAGCATTAACATCTTCACAAATATTATTTGAAGGAATACAAGACTCTTGACTGACACACAAAGCATCCATATCAATTGTTGGAAGAAGTGATTCTGTAACCTCACTTTGAATCCAACGGTTGGCACTGCGTGTGAAGTTTTGCAACTTTTGGTTTCCATTTTCATCGTCTGATATCAATACGGCGAAGTCCCCTTCCTCGACCAACCTTTTACCTGTAACAATCGCAATTGATTCTCTTTCAGCTTGAGTTATAGAAAGAGTTGGTTCGGCTTTGGAGATCTCATCAGTCAAAAAGCGAATGAAGTTTTGCTCACCCATGTCTTTGCGTTCCTGTTTGTATTTGTCGGCAAACTTGTAATTGGTCTTATCAAATTGTCTGTCAAAATAAACATCTACATCATTATCATCTTCCAATTCGTCTAAACTAATATATTTTTTGGAAATCGTGTATTTGTTGCATGTGTCATCATGTCTCATTTTCATAAGCTCACGTTTGGCTTCTTGAATATCTTCGTTCAAATCAGCAAGAGTATCCGTGTCTGGAATCATTAAATTAAGTAGCGTGCTGGATAAAGCCGATGAGTATGCTCTTCCATTGTCTGATTTAATAATGTCTTGAAGCTGCTCTAAATGTGTTCTTGGGTTGTAAATATCATTACCATCTTGGCTTCTAGTGACAAGGTTATATAACATGAATAATGAAATCCTGTCTTTCTCATCAAGACGTCCACCCACTAGGTCAGACATCATATTCAAACTAAACGTGAGAGGTACATTGAAACTTTGAATATATTGCATCTCTTTTCTAAGAACAGCAAGAGACTTCTTGTAGTCCTTGATTTGACCGCGAATAAAACCAGTCATTGACTCATATTGTTTGAAAGACAAGTCGTTGTGATAGACTTGAAAGGGTTCTAAATATTCTAGGATATTTGACAGAGAATAGGCGTTTTTTAGGTGACTTTTAACAAGTTCAAATAATACACGCGTTCTTGGCATGATAGATTCAAGAAACTTCTGATATTTATTAGGGTCATCAATACTTTCATCCAAGAAAAAGGCACGAACCTGCGATAAGAAAGTTTTCTTGTCGTAGTTCACTTCGTTATCAATATCTTCAATAACCGTAACGTCTGCATTCTTACGTAGGACTTGCCAATAACCAATATAGTGTCTTGCTAAATTAGAGCGCACCATAATATTTGTTCTTGGCATGGTGGCTCTTGAAAAGTAGGTAAGTTGATAAGGAAGTGTCATGACTCCTTTTATAGAAATTTGTTGTGGCCTAACAATCTGTTGTTCAGCGATAAATTCAGTTCCGGTTCGCTCTCTTTCTAACTTAAGTCTATTAACACCAAGGTCATATTTTGTAATCAAATACTTCTTAGCACTAATTGTATTATTTTCTTTAGATTCACTTTTGGCAATGGATGCGCCGAAGTCTTCTAAATTATCAATAATAGCTGTAATATTATCTTCTACTGTTTTAGTTGTAATAACACCCGTATCATGGATAGGTTGGGTAAAAGATTGGTTGACATTATAAAGTTGGCTAATAAATTCATCATATTTGTTAGCTCCAGTCCCAAGTTCATTATTTTTGAAAGATTCAATTACATTAACATTATCTCCAAGACGAACAGACAAAGCAACAGATTCATAATCATCAAGCCCAGTTTCTTCGGGCGAATCAACGTCAAACAATATCTTTCTATTTTTTGCAATAGGTAAGAGCCATATCAAATTCTGATTTAGTTTTATTAGAGTTTTAACCAAAGGCTTATGATTGGCACCATGAGTTTTGGCCTGTTCAACATTACCTTGTTTATCGAATTCAGAGAATTGTTGACGAAGCAAAGTGAAACGCTGGATTAAT